CTACTATTTTTAAGAGGTCGAGATCTTCGGATATTACGGCTAGATTTCTGTACTTCATTTCATACTCCTGTTTGAATCATACATACTACTCATACAGGAGATAGGCGTTTCACACAAGTAAGTCTTCTACTCTTTAAACGGACACCCCTCGTCGGAATTGAGGTATTCGATGCGCTTGGTTAAGGCTATTCGATCCACTTTAGCCTGGCAAGCTCGTCCGTAATCTCCTTGAGCCTTGGTTCTTGATCCCAGGTGTCTTTCGGAACTTCCTTCTTCAGTATCCTTTCGTCCATAATGCATCATTCCTCTTCTTCATCCACTAAAAAGTTAAATGTTATCATAGTATCAATTCTGTTAAGTTTTTATTATCTCCAATAATTCCTTTAATAAATACATTAAAAGCTAAACTAATTCTAGTATTATCTCCTTCTTTGGTTTCCACCATATGAGGTAAAGAAGAAGGAAATAGTATAATATCTCCAGTTTTAACAGGAAACCACCATGTTTCTGAATTGTATAAATTCCAATCTCTAACTTCTAGTTTAATAGTTTTGTAATTATCCTTAAAAAATTTAATCTTATCATGTTCTTCATGGCCGTTAATATAGAATACACCAGACACTAATGAATTAGGGTGTGCGTGTTTATGATGATATTGATTAGTTTCAGTATAGTTTAACCAAGACTGTGTAATATAAGGAGTAACCGCATCTCTGGTGGATATCACTTTGTCAAAATAATCTTGTACTATTAAATCTAAATCTTTTTTAATATTGGTAAAGGGTGTTTCATTAAGAATATAATTATTATTAGAGGTTATGTTACCATCATTTTTATAGCAATCTTTTTTAGATTTATCCACGAACTTTAATTCTAATGGTGTTAATGCTCTATTTAATTTTGACATATAGACAGGGGTTGGAAATATCCCACTAATATTAGATTCAATCATTTTCTTCCTCCACTAAAAAGTTAACCGTCCGTACATCCCCGTCCTTCTTAACAACCTTAAAGTACTCCGGACGAGAGGTTTTTCGTTATCTGACGGCTTCATTGCTTTTTCCTTTCTTTCCTTTGCGGAGGCGTTCGGGCTCGTTACTATAGCCGCGAATTTGGGTTACGTTATGACGTCTCATTTCTTTCAACAACACCTCGCACACCTCTACGGGCAGACCTGTGGTTTCTTGTAGTTCTTTTGTTGCGGACTTCATATTTGTTTGCCCGACTCGATAGTCAACCATTGCGTCTATCATTCCGGTCACATCTACTTTGGTTTCAATTTTAGCCATTCTGCTGCTTCCTCTCCTAATACTTTTGCTCCGATAGCTATCTTAGCTTGAAGCGATTTCACTATACGTTCGTCTATCGTACCTTCACATATTATATCTACATATGTAACGGCTTTAGTCTGGCCTATCCTATGGCATCGATCCTCCGATTGGGCTCGATATTCCAAATTATAATCATTGGCATAATAGATCACCAGATTTGCCTGGGTTAATGTCAGCCCATACCCTGCGGTAGCTGGATTCCCTACAAAAAAACGTAAGGGATGCCTTGGATTCTGGAAATTAATAATGATATCATTGTGCTCATCGTCTGAAGTGTCTCCAAAATAAGAAGCAGCACTGTCTTCGCCGTACTTCTCTTTAAGAACGCGCACAATTTCCTTGATGTCATGTCTAAACCTAGACCAGATGATTGCTTTACCAGTACTTTCCTCAAGAATTTCCAAGACAGCATTCATCCTGGTAGAGGGAAAGGTCAACATCTCGCCGTCATCGGTCTTCAAATGACCTGACATAACCTGCTGCAGTCGTAAAAGCTGAGTGATTACAGCCGGAGCGGTCATTAGTTCTCCTCCTTCCAGTAAAACCATAGCATGTTTACGAATACTTTCATACATCTTCGCCTGTTCCTTGCTCAGATCCACATATCTAGTGGTGTAGATCTTATCCGGGAGGTCAAGACATTCCGATTTCAGCACTCGATAGGAGAATTCGTTTATCTTTTTTGTTAATTCATCCAAGTTTCTGTACCCCACCACCTGTTGGAAAGCATGTGTACCCAAGGTTACTCGTTTTACTACCGCGTAGCGTCCTTGAAAAGCGTAGAAGCTATCGTAACCCAAGATGCCAGGACCAAGGAACTCGGCTTGAGCATAGATATCCAACGGGGACTTTGTGATTGGGGATCCCGTGAGTAACCTTTTGAATTCGAACCCAGCAGCTATCTTATGAAGAGCCTTAGTCCTCTTAGCTTTAGGATTTTTAATAGTTGTACTCTCGTCAATGGCTATCAGACCATGCCCCCCGTACTTTTTTGCCATCCATTCCCCTGCTTGCCGTCCTTTTATGGACGAGAATGCCTCGACATTCATAACAAAAACAGTAAGACCAGAGTATGCTTCCTTCACGGAGGACATTTCCTCACGTTGTTTCTTATTAGGGGTTGCGATCCATCGGATCATCCGGTGAGGCACCTCATCAGACATATGTTGAGGCAGTTCTTTCTGCACCCAATTTCTATACACTCCCTTCGGAGCGATAATCAGGGCGAAATTGACCTTGCCTTTTTGGAAAAGAACTCCCAAGTTATCGATAAGGATTTTTGATTTGCCCGTCCCCATTTCACACAGGAAAGCGTAACTTTTTCTCGAACCAGCCTTCTCCATCCCAGTCTGTTGGTGAGCATAAGGTTTAGTTTTAAATTTGTAGTTGACCATTTCTTTTTCTCCCATTAAGGTAGTATTTACGGAAATAGAAACGCCGTGTCAACCATTTAACCTGAGAAGGAATAAATCTAATGGAACTATTTGAAGACTACTTCGACGAATCCGAAGCGGTGGCATTAGTTAGCACCGAAACCACTAAAAACCTGAGTATGCTAGTGAGGCAGCTTAGAGATCTGGACAAAAAGATTGAAGATTCCGAAGCGGATTTGAAATCTTTGAAGTCTGAGCGTCACCAACTTTCGATTGACAGTATCCCCACGCTTATGGATGAGATGGGCATTGAGAGATTGGACGTGGACGGGGTAACTGTTCAACGAAAGTTGATAGTTCATGCGTCGATTCCTTCCGACAGAAAGGAAGAGGCTCACGAATGGCTTCGTCAAAATAACCTTGATGATATTATAAAAAATGATATCACCTGCTCGTTTGGGAAAGGTGAGGACAATCTCGCTGGAGACGTTGTGGGAATGCTCGAGGAGCGTGGTTTTTATCCCAAGACGAAGACACACGTCCACCCAAGTACACTAAAAGCGTTCGTGAAAGAACGTGTGGAGTCAGGAAAACCTATCGATCTAGATATGTTCGGTGCGTATATTAACAATGCAGCAGAAATAAGGAGGAAGTAATATGAATGAAGTAGCTAACAAAAAAGGAACCGCCGTATCGACCGATATTATGGACGATATTTTCGAGACAGCAGGAGAAGGTACAACTTTCGACAGCTCTGAAATGCAAATCCCTTTTGTGAGATTGATCCAGGCTCTATCGCCTCAACTCAACAAAAAGAAAGCGGAGTTCATTGCGGGATCGTCGCAAGGAGATGCCTTCAATACGGTCACAAGCCAGTACTGGGCGGGAGACTCAGGACTTATAGTTGTTCCGTGTTACCAGACTACTAAGTACCTAGAGTTTGTACCCCGTGAAAGCGGTGGTGGATTTCAAGGGGAGATTCCAGCAGGAGATCCTCGGATTCAGCAAGCGTCTAGGGTGGGGTCAAAGGAAATACTTCCGAATGGCAACGAGCTTGTGAAGTCAGATCAACACTTTTGTATTGTTGTTGGTGAAGACGGAACCACACAACCGGTCGTTGTGGATATGAAATCCACACAATTAAAAGTCAGCCGGCGGTGGAAGACACAGATTGCTATGCTAAAGATCAAACATCCGACGACAGGTGCTATGATCTCTCCAGCAGTTTTCGCTACGAAATGGAAACTCACCGCAATCGAACAGTCTAATGACAAAGGTACATTTGCCAACTGGCAGGTGGAGAATGTAGGCCTCGTTGATAGTCGAGATCTGCTACAAGAAGCCAAAGCTTTCCGCGCATCGATTGCGGCAGGCGAGGTGAAGGCGGCTGCGGAGGATGTTCCTAACCCCTCCAGTACTGAAAACGAGGATGACATTCCGTTTTAAGTATATCAGTCCCGTGTGGTGGGGGTCGGGGGATACCCCACCACCTTTTTAGGAGAGAACAATGTCGAATGCTAAAAGACTATTGGCGGTTTTTGAGGGGTCTAGTATTGCTCATGGGAGAACGACCGTTGGTCGTGTTGGGCGGAATGGAAAGACCGAAGCTAAGTACCATGTTATCCGGGAACCTCTGACCGAAGCGCTCGTGCAGGATCATATAGATGGTAAGCAAGGTGTTAACTCAATCCCTATCAACTCCGGTAACAACTGTAAGTTCGGTGTCTTGGATATTGATATCTACGACTTGGATTTAGCCGAGTTAAACAACAAGATCCGTCGCCTGAAGCTACCCCTGTTTCAGTGTCGATCTAAGTCAGGTGGAGCACATCTGTATTTATTTCTAAAGGATTGGGAACCGGCGGCTCTAGTGCGAGAATATCTGCTAGAGATATCTGTAGTGTTAGGGTACGCCAGTGACTGTGAGATTTTTCCGAAGCAAGATAAGATTATGTCTGACCGAGGAGACGTTGGCAGCCACATTAACATACCGTATTTCAACGCAGAACAAACTATGCGTTATTGTTTCGATAGCCGGGGCCAAGCGATGGAGTTGGAAGAATTCCTAACCGCAGTTGAGACTGGTCGGATATCGGTGTCAGAATTAAATGCGATGAATATGGGTGGAAAAAGGGAGAACTTTACGGACGGTCCTTACTGCCTTGAGGTGATGACGGGACTAGGCAAGGTAACAAAATATAGAAACATCTTTATGTTTTCAGTGGGAGTGTACGCCCGGATGAAATGGCCTGACGACTGGAAGAAGCATCATGAAGAATATAACAGGAAGTTTTGCTCTCCAGCGTTGCCCTCTAGGGAGATCGCGGACATACAGAATTCATTGGAGAAGAAGGAGTACTTCTATACATGTGATACCTGTCCGTTGAAAGATCACTGCGATAAGGATCTGTGCAAGACTAGACCTTATGGTATCGGGAATGAGGCCGTAGATCTTCCTAAGATGGGAGGTCTTACCGTCCTAATGTCTCAACCAAGGCTGTACTTTATGGACGTTGAAGGCAAACGAGTTGAGTTGACTACAGATCAATTGGTTAACCAAGGCCTCTGGGCCAAGGCGTGTGTCGAACAGATCAGTTACTTTCCATCCCTGATGAAGCCGAGCAAGTGGACATCAATGATTAATCAGATGCTGCAGCAAGGTACATACCTTGAGGTAACAGAAGAATTTACATATTCTGGACAGTTCAAGGATCATCTTAGAAACTATTGCACGAGCCGAGTTCGAGCGATGAGCCCCGAAGAGATGCAGATGGGCAAGCCCTGGACCGAGGACGGAGTAACTAAGTTTATGATCAACGGTCTGATGGACTATCTTAACAAACAGGACTGGAAACATTGGACTAAAACTCAGGTCCAAGAAGGAATTAAGGCCTTGAATCCTGACGGGGACGGAATCGGGAAACAAAACATAATGAGACAAGGGAAACGAACGTCTATTAGAGTTTGGTTCGTCCCTTCATTTGAAGAAGAAGAACTTGAAATACTGGAAAAGGAGAACGACTATGACGAAATCCCATTCTGATAAACTTATACCTGTCGGCGAAGTGGCTGAGTGGCTTGGGGTATCTAGGTCCACAATATATAAGTGGGTTGAGCTAGATAAATTCCCAGCACCTTTGATCCTTGGACCCGCAATGGACGGAAAAAGAAGTGCTAGTCGCTGGGTGGAGGCTGAAGTCAAGGACTGGCTTGATTCTCGAGCCAGAGGCATTCAACATGGGGTCTAACAGCACTCTGATCTTTGGTCCTCCTGGGTGCGGCAAGACCCATACTCTAATTGAGAGTGTGAAGGAGGCGTTAACTAATGGAACACCTCCGGATCGAATTGCTTTTGTATTCTTTACGAAGAAGGCTATCCGGGAAGCTACAGATAGAGCGTGTGCTGAATTTAATCTTACAGACAAAGATCTTCCTCACTTCAGAACATTACACTCGATGGCGTTTAGGGGATTAGGACTTCAATCTAGTGACATGCTTGCACGAACGGACTGGAAGGTTATCGGGCAACAACTTGGGTTAGTCTTTGATGGGGCGAATAGCATTTCTCCCGAGGATGGAATGATTATGCCCGTGGCCGTTGGGAACGGAGATAAATACCTCGAGATAATGCACCGAGCCAGATATAAATTAGTTACAGTGGATCAAGAGTATAATCATGTTGGGAATCGAGAATTGTATTATGCTCTCTTCGATAGGATTGAGCGGGTTGTATCGGAATATAAGCGGCAGCTTTTCAAATGGGACTTTGTAGACCTCATTGAGAGCTACATCGAGAACGTGGAGCCCCCGTTCTTGGATCTTCTGATTGTTGATGAGGCTCAAGATCTTACGCCTCTCCAGTGGAAGATGGTGCAGAAGATAGCTCTTAGTGCAAAGAAGGTTCTTTATGCTGGGGATGATGACCAGGCCATACACAGATGGACAGGGGTAGACGTTGAATTGTTTTTGAATTGCAGTGAGCAGACGAGGATCTTAACCCAGAGTTATAGACTGCCGATATCGGTACATGGGTTATCTCAACACATGGTTCAACGAATAAACAACAGAAAAGAAAAAGATTTCCGACCGACTTCCCACGAGGGAACCGTGAATTTTCACAGGAGTCTTGAGGAACTTGATTTTTCTACGGGGTCATGGACTCTTATGGCGCGAACTAATTCTATTGTGAAGGGGTGGGGAGAGCAGATGGAGGACGCAGGTCTTTTGTATTCTATCAAAGGGCGAAGTAGCATTGATCCAGTAACGGCGGAGGTTATTTCTTTTTGGAAAATACTGCGACAAGGAGGGAAGTTACCTCTTGCATCCGTTATAAAACTCTACGAAACTGTACCTAAGATGGGAGACTTTAGAGTAGTCAAAAGAGGTTCTAGTAAACTTCTAGAGACAGTGAACCCTGAGAGTTTCCTGTCTTACGAAGATTTGAGTGTGGACTACGGAATGGTTGCGCCCCAGGATAGAGATCCGATGGACGTGGCTCGATTAGGTACACATGCCAAGCAGTATATCCAAGCCATTGAGCGTAGAGGAGGGGATATTATGAGCGTCCCCAAGGTAAAGCTTTCAACTTTTCATGCAATGAAAGGAGGAGAAGATGATAACTGTGTGGTCTCTATGTCTACCCCAAGGGTTTGCGCTGAGAGTCCCCATCAAGACGACGAACACCGCGCCTTTTATGTCGGCGTAACGAGATCCAAGAACAATTTGCATGTCATTGAGTCACACAAAGGGTATAGGTATCAAATATGAAACGAGCAGCAATATTGAAACGAGCAGAAGAACTCATCAACGGCAAGAGAGCCCGGGAATATGGAGACGCCTACGATAACCATGAGCGCATAGCCAAACTATGGGCCGTAGTTCTTGGAATGGATGTGAGTGTTGGACAAGTCTATCTTTGCTTAAATCAATTGAAAGTCTCTAGACTTATTGAGACACCCGACCATGAGGACTCGTGGATAGATATAGCAGGATATGCCGCACTGGGCGGGGAAAAATGGGACGAATAAGGAGAGAGAACAATGGATTCTGAGGATCAGTAATGCAGAAGAACCTATTTGAAAAGACAGGCAAGGACAACGATTTCTTAATAAAGAATGAGATGGATCTTATCGAAAAAGACTGGAACATACCTCCAGAGTATCCCGACTTGACGGGGTATAAACAAATAGCCGTGGATCTTGAAACCTATGACCCAAACTTAACTACCCTAGGCCCTGGGTGGTCTAGGAAAGACGGACACATAGCCGGGATCGCAGTAGCAGCAGGGGATTATTACGGATATTTTCCCATCCGACATCAGAACGGTCACAACTTAGACCACAAGATGACGATGAAGTGGCTCAAGAAGCAGATGGAAACTCCGAACATAGATAAGATCATGCACAATGCCACCTACGACGCAGGATGGCTCCGTGTAGAGGGCATAGAGGTTCAGGGTAGGATAATCGACACAATGCTTGCTGCCGCGCTCATCGACGAGAACAGGTTCTCCTACAGCCTAAACAATTTAGGACGTGACTATCTCGGTGAGACTAAGAGTGAGAAATTACTTCGTGCCGCTGCAGCAGAGTGGGGCATAGACCCGAAGGCTGACATGCACAAGCTACCACCAAAGTATGTTGGAGCATACGCGGAACAGGATGCCGTGCTTACATTAAAGCTATGGGAAAGATTTAAAACCGAAATTAACACACAAGAACTCAATCACATCTTTGAATTAGAAACTTCTCTCATCCCTTTAATGCTAGACATGCGGGAGAAAGGTGTTCGTGTTGATCTAAACAAGACGGACGAGATCCGCAAAGAGTTACGGATCAAGGTGCAAGATTTAAAATCTGAGATTAAACGTAGAACAGGTATTTTAATTGAGCCTTGGGCTAACGCCTCGGTCGAGAAGATCTTTAAATCTCTAGACATAGACTACCCCCGGACAGAAGCGGGAGGTTCGTCCTTTACAAAACATTTCTTAAACGCACATCCTCATGAGGTAGCTCAGATGATTGTGAAGTTAAGGGAGTTTGACAAGGCTGATAGTACTTTCATTGATAGTATCATGCGACATGAGCATAACGGTCGTATCCATACTGAATTCCATCAGCTAAGAAAAGACAACGCAGGAACTGTTACAGGTAGATTTTCTTCTAGCAACCCGAACCTACAACAGTTTCCAGCGAGGGATCCAGATATTAAGAAGGCTATTCGCGGACTGTTTCTTCCAGAAGAAGGACAAAAATGGGGAAGCTTTGATTACTCGAGCCAAGAACCGAGGCTCCTGGTTCACTTCGCATCCTCCATTCCTGAGAGGCTTAGACATTCTGTCGTGAATACTATCGTGGAAGAGTACAATACAAACGATGTAGACCTACACCAGATGGCGGCAGACCTAGCCGGGATCACACGCAAAGAAGCTAAAGTCGTGAACCTTGGTATTATGTACGGGATGGGCGTTGGAAAGTTATCCACACAACTTGACATAACTAAGGATGAGGCGAAAGAACTTCTCGAACAGTACACGGAGAAGATTCCTTTTGTAAAACAACTGGCGACAATGGCAAGCCGGAGAGCCGACACGAAGGGACAGATACGAACGATCCTAGGACGGAAGTGCAGGTTTCATCTATGGGAACCACGATCCTTTGGGTACAACAAGGCATTGCCTCTCGACGAGGCGGAGAAAGAATACGGAGGGTTGGGCATGATACGGAGAGCCTTTACATACAAAGCGTTAAACAAATTAATTCAAGGGAGTGCAGCGGATCAAACAAAGAAAGCTATGGTTGATTGCTATGCTGAGAATTTTATTCCTATGCTAACAGTCCATGATGAGTTATGCTTCTCCGTAGAAGGTCAGGAGCAAACTGATAGGATCAAGGAAATTATGGAAACAAGTCTTCCCTTAAATGTACCCACGAAAGTGGACTGCGAGGTTGGAGATAATTGGGGAGAGGTAGGATAATGGATCATGTCCATGTTGAGGCAATTGGTTTTAAAGACATGCATCCACATCAGGTGGACGCTCTCTTTGCATTTATCGAACTGGCACTCCGAGTAGCGGATCAATCAGAGAACGAACAGAAATTTCAAGAAGTATTTGAATCGGCTACGGATGCCGTCCTGTTATTTGGTGGCTCCGGGATTGAAATAAAAATTAACCCAGTCTGTTAGCTATCTCTATGTTCTGAGGGTTGTTACCCAATAAGGAGGGCGGTGTCGCAACTCTGTTGCTAGGTGTGTTAAGAGCTGCGAATGGATTACCCACAGGTGGTGCACTGTTAGGTGTGTTAAGAGCTGCGAATGGATTACCCACAGGCTGGGACGTCGGAGCTTGGGCCTGGGGTCTATACAAATTGACAGGCTCCCTGGAGAGTGGTGCAACAGGTTTTGCTGGAGTAAACTCTGGGTCCTTGGTTAGTTTTTCTTTCTTAAACTGTTGATATGCTTTTGCTATATCTCCAGATGGAAACTGGTTCATGATGCCGAACCTCCTCATCTTATTCTTTATTTGAGAGCTTACTTTGTACGGATCAGAAAGTCCTCTGCTTACTCGATCAACTCCCGTGACGTTATTCTTTTCTAAGATGTTTTTTATTTTAAAACGGGACAATCCCAACGCTTTTCCATCCTCAAACATCTGAAACATTTTCTCGTCTGCTTTTTGTAAAGCTATATTTGCTTTTATGTAGCCTTGCAGCAAACCCTCTGAGTTAATGTTTCTATCGTCGGCAAGAGAAGTAAATTTTTGTTTGGCTTCGGACTGTTGTTTCTTTATGTCAAGACCTTTGTATCGAATGTTTTTTTCGGGGTCGAAAGTTATCGGTCGGAACCCTAGCATGCCTAACGCCATCGACTTATCCATGCCGTATTCATTCCCTTGTTTGTCCATTGAATCGATGAACCCGTCTTCAGAGCCTAAAATTCCTCGAATAAATTTTCGCGGGACTATCTCTCCTCCCCGTCCTTCGAAAGGTAGAATATTTGGGATGGCGGTATTAGCCATGTGGATACCGCCTTTTTTAACTTTATCCGCCCAGGAATCCGCAGGAGAAAATATTTTTGCACCCGTGTCTGACATCCCTGAACCAAAAGGATTTCCCTCTTTGATTGCTTTTGCCGACATGGAAAATTCCATGAAAGGCTTCATGGATTCAGCCATAGATGTAAACATAGCTCCGGCTAAAGCTTCGGAGGATCTTTTTCCGTGACGCTTAGATGTAGCAAATGAATCCATTCCACTTTTCATAAGTTTAGCAATGTCATTGTATGGGTTGAAGGTGCTGAAGTTAATGAACTGTGGGTTGCCTTTTTTATCTACACCAATAGGAACTAACGTAGCATATTTTTCCCAAGGAGCTCCGAAAGACCTCTTGTACGCTTCTATTTGATCTTTTCCTATTCCAGTAGCAAGCATCCCCGCCTGAACCGTTGCAGTGGGAACCATTATAGTTGTTGCGAGTACTCCCGACGCTCTTCTCATGCCTATGTTTTGAACCGCAGGTATATCCGAGGCTAATTCTTTCAAGGCTTGGTCAACAGTATTAAACCCTGTTCTATAAACCTCATATGGAAAAGTTACGAAGTTTCCAAAAGGAAGTTTTCTCATCCCTCGAATAAGACTAGGAGCTACGTCATAGTTTGGGACAGTATCTCGTACAATCTGACCAGCTCTGTCCTTAATTAACTCGTCTACCTGACCCGCGTTCAGATTAGAAGGCACTGGTGTTTCTGGGGATAAGTGTCTGTATTTATCCTCAATACTTAAATCGTTTAATGCACTTCTTAATTTATTTTGTTCGAACTTATAGTTGTAGATCTTCCAACCATCGTCACTACCTTGGTACAGTTTATCCATTAAGGTGGTAAAATCTTTGGCTGAGGCTTTGTATTCACCCACCCCTACCTTTTTATTCATTGCTCTTTGTACTGGGCCTTTAGAGAACCCTTTAAAAGACGGAGCGCCATATCCGCTCAACAATTCTTGGATCTCTCTTAAGTTAGCAGAGGTTCCGATTATGCCTCTTGACTGCATTTCTGCAAGTTCCTTAAGCATTGCTTCATCACCTGAGTTACGCATGTTCTTAAAAACGATATCAAAAGATTCTTTTAAACTTGCTCCTCGGCCTAGGTTTCCTTGCATCAAAGCAAACATGGATGCACTAGTAAGGTTTCTAACCTGTGTTACTGGAGACAAAACAGTTTTGGAATATTGAGTCACCCCTTTTACTTTCATCGCACCACTAAGACCCCTAGCGGCAATGTCCCAGAAATCTTTAGAGTTCCCCACTTTGTGTACAGTCAGGTCGGTATAAATTTGTTTGGGAACCATGTACCCATTTAGAACGCCCCAACCAGATTGATCCAATTGGTTCATGTCCAAGTTCGCATCTTTTAGAACATCATCTCCAAGTTCTCCGGGTCGAAAGGACGAACCCTCTTTTTCAGCACCTAATTCAACGTAGCCTTGTTTCCTCAAATTAGCTTTTTGTGCGTCGTTCAAAGACCCAGATTTACGAAACAAGGTTCCGATTCCCGTATTACTCTCTGCCGCTTTACGAATGTCATCAAAAAAAGTGTCCGCTGCTTTGAAGTTTGCTAAGTCTGAAATGGTTTGCACATACGCTTGGGTCGGGTTTGAAATTTCCCCCATCACTTCTCTTAGTTCTGGAGCGATATTCTTTCTTTCCAAAAGCATATCCGTGTTTAGCCGAACGCTTCCAATTCTGCCCGCCTCCACGTTCCTAGCACCACTAAAGGAATGTCTTTCTAGAAAAGATTTCGTAGCGGCTTCCGCAGCTTGGTCGTTCACACCATTTAAAAACTTTAATCCAACAATTTCCTGGGCACCCTCTGCGTTCGCTTTTGTCACAGCCGTTGCACCAATTTCTTTCATGAAAACTGGATTCGTAAAATCTAACTCATTAACACCAGGAACATTTCTTATTGCTGCTTGAGTCAGTTCATCTTCCGCCATTGCTTTTCCACCAGTTCTAAAGAACTTGTTTGCAACCATCTGAGCGTCTTTTGTCGGGGCGTACTTTGTGTTTCTATGGATTTCGTAATCTCTTCTTAAGTACCCTTTGTTTCCAGCTATGGACTCCGTAATTAATTTACGGAGGTTTACATTACCCATCATCTGAACGCTTTCATTCAAGAGAGCACTCTCTTCAAGTGCAGACTTAGATAGATCTAAAACATGTTTCCGCATGCTATCAAGATTCTTCCTATCTACTCCAGTTGGGAGTTCATCATAGATCTTATTAAGCTGGTCTGGTTCCGCCTCAAGATATTTTCTAATAGATTTTTCTGCGGATTCCCTGCCAAGGAGTGATGCGTCGGGATCTAATTGACTAGATATTTTCTGCAAATCTTTTTCTAAAAGAGTCGCATTAGCTTCGGCTCTAGTCATGTCTATTTTAATGCCTTGTTTATTTAAACCCCTTGAAAGCCCAACGGCAAAAGGAAGACGCCCCCTGTATCTGAGGCCTCCTAAGAATGAGGAGAGTAGATCCTGTGACGGACTTGCTTTTCCCGCTAAGACCGTTTCATCAAGTCTGGCGATTGAGTCAGAAACATTAGACGCTCCTTTTAGCAGGGTTTTAGCTCCTTGTTGAACAAGAGCTCTACCACCTTCGAGCACGGGTTTCCCGACAGAACTTTGCGCCACGGCTTGACCCGCTTGTTGTGCAGGTTCTACAAGAATTTTTTTCCCGACCTTAAAAGCACCGATTGCTGCGGGAACCGCAATGGCGCCCTCCACTCCGAGAAAGAGCCTGTCTTTTATATTCTCTAATGCCTTCTTTCTGTTGGATAATCCAGCTTCGCTTTCAGGTCCAGACCCCCCATCCCAAAAACCCTCTATTACAGATTCTGTGTCATTGGTTGCTACTATAAGATCTGTTGCACCTGCCGCCGCCGACTGCATAGCTAAGTTCTTTAGCTTACTCGCTTCTATTGCTGCCCCCCCACCAGCTTTTAATTTCCTTGCTTTTACAAGCGCGTTCAATGCCTTAACGCCAGCACCTCCAGGCACACCAAATTGAGTGATAAGCTCCGCACCTTTACCCATGAATCCAACGGGATCTAGCCCCGCTGCCTCCCTGAAATCTTCAAATGTTTCTGTAACTGCATCCGCTGTTTGGGTTCCAGCCACGAGGTCAATGCCAGTAGCTCCGAGTTCCAAGATGCCCTGTGGGATTTTAGTTAATCCCGATCCGACACCCTCAATAATTTCTTGAAACCAGCCCTCGCTCTCGGGGTCAAGTCCTGATGCTCTTGGTTCGTCGGCAAGTTGAGCAAAGATGTTCCCTGATCCTGATGCTCTTGGTTTGTCGGCAAGTTGAGCAAAGATGTTTTCGGCCATTATTTTATCCTAAAATTTTAGACGCTGAGGTAAAGTCTTTGAAATACTTATCGAATAGAGCCACATTCTCGGCACTAGGGTTATCTCTTAAAGCTTTAATCTGAGCAGCGTTAGGAGCACTAGTGGAAATAGCACTAGTGGAAGTAGCACTTGAACCACCAGTAGCATTGGCTACTTGCATCGCCATTGCTTTTATTCTTTCAATGTCAAGTTCCCCTTCGCCGTTTCCTAACCTCGGCGCGTTCTCACTCTTGATTAATTCTTCAACCACTCGAGCGTAGGTTCTTTCAGGAGTGTACTCGCTGGTCTTCTTACCTTTTGACGCGGCGATAGCCGTAGCTTGTGCCATAGCCAACCGTTGTTCCGCCCCAGCTTTTAGACCCGCAGCAATCCTTTGCATGTCATTGCCTTTAGCCGCCATAGTGGTGGCTCCAACAATAGCCCTGATGGATCCCTCTACTTTGTTTCTCTGAGACACGGGGATCTTCTTGCCGCTGATACCGCTGTAAATTTTATTCAACTCTTCTTGGACATTCCCTTCAGGGTTTCCCCCAAGTTGAGTAATGAAAGCCCGGGCACCAGCTTCAGTGTCGCCAGCATCTCTTGCTATTGCCGCAGTGTCTTGAAGATCTTTATTCAATCCAGCAGCCTTGTCTCCAAACTCCTCAGTAGTAAAAGGATTAGCGTAATAAGTAGACGCTCCAGCTAGAGTAGCTGCCCCTACTCCTTTAAGGCCCTTATATGTGGTGATTGGAACTATATTTTTCGGGACATTTTTTGCGACTGATCCAGCCGTCTTCGAAACATTGACTGCTGCTCCTAGTAGAGCCCCAACGGGACCGCCCTTTGCGTATTCGGTTTGAAGAGTAGGCATTCCAGCGACTGGACCCTGGGGCATTCTACTAGGAGCAGCTTGAGACATTTGCATTAGCCCGGCTGGTGGAGCCATGTACTGGGCGTTTCTTTGCATTGTAATTGGAGAACCCATTGTTCTTTGCATTTGCCCTTGGCCCACAGGAACAATCCTCCCTTGGCCCGTTTCTTTCTTTGGCATCGCCGTTTCTGTAACCGCATTCATCAACTGTGGGGACGACGCCAGAATCCCAGAAGGTTTCGAACCGACTCCCGCCATATTGCGGAGCATCTTACGAGCGTCATCGTTTTTAAAAAGGCCTCTGTTATTTACACTCATTTTAAACTCCGCTTGGATTAATTAAACCAGATAAAATTCCTTACCCTGTGGACTGTTGGGTTCCGCCTATCGTATTAGCCATACCAAAAATATTAGACAGGAAGCCTCCGCTAGGGGCCGTCGCTGTTGTAATACTACCCTGAGATGATGGAACACCTCGAAGAATATCGGACATGTACGAGAACCTTTGGAAAGGCTCATACGCTTCTTCCATCTGACCAGCTCTCTGCACGTCAAATTCTGACTGCCGCTGTCTTTGTTCCAATGATCCTAGATTAAACAATGAGTTAACATCTCTAGTTTGAGCTCCTTGAGCCGCCTCACCAAGAGCGGCTTGTTGAACGCCTGTCCTTGTCATGTCCCCACCAAGTGTGCCAATCCCTTGACCAAGCTGATTGAATATTTGTGCGGCGTTTTGTCCCCGAGACATTTGATTCTCAAAAACAGACTGCGCTTGGTTTTGCGCGGCACCATACCCTTGAGATCTTAACTGAGCTCCAGTTCTAGCTTGCTGGTCGGCAGTGTTTCTTTGTAACTCAGATTGTTGTAGAGCCCCTCTTGACCCACCAAACGCATTTGAACCTACAGCCTGGGAGGACAGTCTATTTCTTTCAATGTCTGCCTGCCTGTTGATATCGGCATACTGGGTGTCTATTACTTCTTGGGTGTAAGGATCCATGTAAGATTTGTAGGCGTTGGGATCAAAAGTTCTTGCCGTTCCATCTGCGTTCTGCGTTCCCGACAGCGCCGATACACCCATCTCAGCTACGGCATTGCCTCTATCAAAAGCACCTAGGCCTCTTTGAACAGTCGCCGCTCCAGCATCCATCATAGGTTTATACGCACCCACGCCGCTGATGCCTAATTGAATAGCTTCTTTTTGAGCGTCAGTGAATCGAGCTATATCTGGAGCCGCAACTCCACCTATAGTCTGTTGAATAGGGTTCCCTGAAAAGTCTAGTTTCTGGGTGCCGTCTGCGTTAGTTTCAAAAACAGGGTTGCCGTCCTCATCAGAAATTAATTCCCCGTAAAGCGGAGACCTAGTTGCTATACCTGTCAGGCCTCCCGTCTCGGGATCGGTGCCATATATATTAGCTAACAGATCTTTTAAGAACTGTTCTTGATAATCGGGAGTTGTGACCTGTCTTTGTTCACTTCCGGTTTCTTCGGGCATTACGCTCTCCCCATCATATCTCGTTGCATTCGGTACAGTTGCGCTGCACCCGCTTCTCTATTGCCATTTCCAATACCTTCTACAGCTTCGGCGTTCACTACGAACTCACCATCCGATAGCGCCGCTTCTCTTACAGGTTGTCCATTCTGATATATCGTTGCTGGAATAGAATCACTAGTCGAGGACCCAGGTCCTTGGATATAGCCCCCCATATTGTAACCGTTTACAATACCACCTTGAGCCAGTGTCCTAGCTCTTATGTCTGGAGCTATTCTCCCTACGATGTTCGGGTTGTGACCATACATTAGTTTGTCTCGTACACTATCCGGAGTAGTCACGGAAGGTTTGCTTAATAATTGCAACGCCAAGGAAGAGATCAAAGGGTTGTTATCGAGGAAGCTTGCCGCTCCGCTGATCCCTTTCCCGATGGATTGCATTGGACTTCCACCCGCACCGTTGTACGAAGACCCCATGAACTGAGAGGGACCTTTCGACGGTTGGTTTCTTGTTGCGGGGCTTTGAGTGTTTCCCATAAAACCGCCGCCGCCGCCGCCAAACATGTTGAACGCTTGACCAAAAGGTGAAGCACCAAACCCGCCGCCAATGGCTCCTTTGATTAAAGATTCAAGACCGCCGCCTCCAGCCGCTGCCGCCGAAGCGCCTTTAAATGCACCCGCTAAAGAAGTCAACCCACTTATTGCCGCGATTATACCTGGTAATGCCATCCGACGTGTCCTTTATTATTCATCATACCGTAACCGTTTTATTATGAAACAGCAACTGTTACCGTTCCTATTTGTCCTGTTCCTGTAGAACCTGCACTAGCACTTACATTTAATAAAGTTATTCTAACGTAAGAATCCACGATATAGAACGTCCCCGCCTCTAATCCAACATCGTTTCCGTCTTGAGCATTTGTAAGAACTTGAGTAGTTGATCTGCTCTCCCCAGGGTTTTGAACTAGAAGCATAAAGAACTCTAAAGCTCTAACCAAATCCGCTATGTACACGCTGTTTATCTCTCCGGGAGGAGTAGGTAATCTTGGAAAAGCAACAACAGATGCCATTATCTTCTCCCGTCAGTTCGCGTGTCAATTCTCGGAGTACCTAATCTCCAGCTAACGCCAAGATCGGAAGAGGTGACCTTGAGTGCCACAGACCTGCCCCGTAATCTAACGTCCGCTTTCTGTGTGAATTGTTCAAAGGGTAAAGTTGTTGTGGAAGAACTCGTCAAAGCAACCGTGTCTGAGCCCGTCTGACCGTAAGAACTACCAGGATAATCTTGCATACTCATAGTCATACTTACGGAAGGATCTCCTTCCGTGGAGCCAACAAAACTGAAGTCAGGGATTATTTTGCTGATAGCCATGAATCTATCTCCCTCCCCTATGTCCATTGGGCTTGACTCTATTGAGGAAGCCATCGCAGTCCCGTCCGCATCGTATCCAACCTCATGGCTAAAGATATTTCCATTGTACGTTGCGGTTGGGTATTCTCTTATTCCTCGATCCATAAACGCTGATCGAGATAAATTTCCATAATACCAAACGCCTTCAGAGTAATTAAACGTCACATATGAATCGTTCTGACCGTCCCCTCCGTTAGCGGTGGAGTTTGTGTTTGAACAATAGAACCAAGTTACCTCACTGAACTCACTGTTAAGGCCCCCATACACCTTATCTCTTTGCTGATAATTAAAATTAGAAAACACTTTATTTTTTACAGTGCACGGCAACTGTTTGACTGTACCCTCATATAAATAGAACGTGTCTTGGCCCATCCAGAATACCGCGTCATCTACAGCGATCGTTGCATTTGGAGCCATGATAGTAATACTATTCGATAACGGTTGAATGCCGAAAAAATAAGGAGCTCCTAGATACTGCATCGTATGCAGGGAACTATTCGTCCAAACTAAAATCTCGCGCTTAGTTTCCAAGGCTCTAATGAACGTGGACCCAGAACCTATAAGTAAATCCCCAGCGGAATTCGTAGGGGACGGGGACCAATTTAGAAAAGACTCCTGACTAGAGAATCGTATCAACAATGGGTCTTGAACGCCCGACCCAAGGGTGTTTGTACCAAAGGCAATGACATGACGACTGTTGTCCGCTACCATGATTTGCTTGGCTATTATAGGTGGATCACTAGCTTGGGACGAGAAGTCAGCTCCAGCTATATCTACGGCTCTCGCAGCAAGACCCCCACTTTGATCCCAATAATAAATTCCCGCATCCCTAGGATTAATTAATAAGTCTTCCCCAAAATTATCCTGGGACCAAAGACGCAGCTCTGCCGTAGTAACTAGATCACTAGCAGAACCCCAAGTTGATCTTCCCCAAGTACCTGCGCCCCAACCTGTTCCTCCAACGCCTGTATCAAGGCCCACGTTTATTTGATACTGTCCGTCCACGCCAGAACCGCCGTTCCCAGTATCACTAGAATTAGCTAGAACCGCGCTCCCAGAGGTGTCTTTGGCGGTGACGGTGTATGAATTCGCATTAATAACGGTTAGGACTTGGTACTCTTGGTTAAGTACCGCAGCGGTTATTACCCCTCCTAAACTAACTGCTCCTGCAAATGTGACAAAATCATTCTGTACCGTCAAGCTGGCAGAATCTGTTACGGTCAGGGTAGAAGAGCCATCGACTGCCGCAAACGTAATTGAGTTGGTGCTTACTTTTCTAATTGGAGTTACGTCATAGAAAGCTTGTCCGCTTTCTATGTAGAACTTCAGTTCCGTTCCAATACCCAGATATTGATCCGAGACCTGAGATACCCAGGCGTGCAAAGATCTACACGTTCCAAGGAACGTGGCCGTTGAATACTTGACCCAACCGCCTATCTTCTCAGGAAAACCTAACCTGAATCTAACCTTGTCAGAATCTACCCAACCGCCTTCATTCGAATACGAAGTCACATCACGGTTGATTCCAGGCCTAAACTTTAACTTGGTTAATGGCATGGGTGCCCCTGTTTATTTGACGGTTAGGTAATTGGATTGGCTAGTTTAATCGCCGCACCATCTGCAAAATCTATTGTCGCAATACCGTCATTTTTTTCTCTAATTGTATACTTCATATTTTTACCATTTCTTTATTGGGCAAGATGCCGATTTCAAACGAATCTTCGCAGGCATAAAACAAAGACACTTTTTACATTGTCTTATTGACGCTCTGAACCACTCACACCTGTTACATATAGCCATCCGCATGGCTGGACTCTTCTCTATACTAATAGGAACATCAAGCATTGATGTTATGCTTTCGGGAAGCGTACTCATTAGTTATTCTCCTTCTAAATGGTATCGTCCCAAAAAAGCACCCAGTTAATTGTCTCTTCATCCCAAATATAAGTGTCTGGTAATACGGCGTTATCAGGGTATGCTACAGGTGGTTCCCATTCACAAATAGCTTCATCCAACACCCAAGAAGGGTAAGGCTGCGGTGAGATGAAAGCGTCCCTAGTAGCATCATAAGTATAACCTATAGCAGCATAATTCTTTCTAATGCTCCTGTTATATGAAGTCTGTACCCAAGTACCACCAAATAAGTCAGTACAGAATTGAATACCTACAACTTCTGATTCATTTTTTTGTTCATCCAGAATGTCGCTGTTATCTACAACGATTACTTGAGTTACTAGGTTGTTTTCTATTTGTGCAAAATGTGCCATATTATTTCCTTTATTGAAATCTGTATCTGACAATTACGACACCTGAGCCACCATTACCACCATCACCACCATTATCATTATAAGCACCTGAACCACCTTTTCCTGTATTTGCGCCACCATGGTTAACGCCAGATGGAGCAGTACCACTAATTGCTCTTGTAACACTAGTGCCTGTAATAGAAGAAGCTACGCCGACACCACCTGGACCATAACTGGGTGATGTTGATGAACCACCTGCACCACCACCTGCACCCCCTTGCCAAGTCC